GGGAATACAGTTGTAGTTAATAACTCTTGGAACTTCGGCAATGGCTACTTCGGAACTACAGCAGTATCTAGTGCAGGAACTAACGCAAGTGGAAATGGAATATTTGAATATGATGTACCAACAGGCTATACTGCCTTATCAACAAAAGGATTAAACTTATAATGGCATACACAACAATTAATAAATCTTCAGATTATTTTAATACTAAACTTTATTCTGGTAGTGGTTCAGTTCAAACTATTTCTGGTGTTGGTTTTCAACCAGATTTTACATGGATTAAAAATAGAAGTTATACACATAATCATGTGTTAGTTAATGCAGTTAGAGGTTCAAATAAATCACTTCATTCAAATACAACAGATGCAGAAACAGAAGATGCTGCAGGTGGTTATCTTATGAGTTTCAATTCTGATGGTTTTGTTTTAGATGGAAGTGATTATGGTGAAACAAATAATCAATCTTCAAATTACGCATCATGGAACTGGAAAGCAAATGGTGCAGGTTCATCAAACACAGATGGAAGCATAACCTCAACTGTTAGTGCTAATACTACAAGTGGATTTAGTATTGTTAAATGGTCTGGTAGTGGTTCTAACGCAACTATTGGTCATGGATTAGGTGTTGCACCTAAAATGGTTATTACAAAATCTTTAGGTTCAAGTGCTTGGGGTGTTTATAATGAAAATTTAGGAAATACTAATATACTGTTTTTAGACACTACTGCAGCAACTTCTGCTCATATTGCTTATTGGAATAATACTTCTCCAACATCATCAGTATTTTCTGTTGGAACTGATAGTGCTGTAAATCATAGTGGTAATGATATGATTGCCTACTGCTTCTCAGAAAAAACAGGTTATAGCAAAGTTTGGAAGCTACACAGGGAATGGAAATAATGATGGAACATTTATTTATACAGGATTTAAACCTGCTTTTGTTATGATAAAAAGAACTAGTAATACTGATAATTGGTATATGAAAGATAATAAAAGAAGTGGTACAGCAGCTTTACAAAATTTTGGTCAAATGAACCCTAATCAAACACAACACCCATCAGCTAATAATTCTAATGCAGAAAATAAAGCATCAGCTTTTGCAACAGATATTTTAAGTAATGGTTTTAAATTAAGAGGAACTGATGCAGGTTTAAATCAATCTGGTGAATCATACATTTATATGTGTTTTGCAGAAGCACCCCTAGTTGGAACTAACAATGTACCATGTACGGCTAGATAAATGAAATTTGTTTTAGCTTATACTATCTGTTCGGCTATGACAGGAATGTGTAACACACCTACAATGTCACCCATGGAATTTTATACATGGAGTGATTGTAATAAAGCAGGAGCATTAGCAACTGTAGAAGTTATCAATTATAACTCTGAAAGATTTAACGAAGAAGAATTATATGTTACTTATTTTTGTAACAAGGTAGGTGATGGTGCGTAAAAAAAAAACTTTAAAACAAAATATAGAAGATAACAACTCTATAAGAATATCTTACCACGAAAAAGTTTGCGCAGAAAGAATGAAAACTTTATTTAAAGCTATTGATGAAATGCGTACAGATATAAAAGAATTAAAAAGTGATGTTAATAAAAGTAAGGGTGGTTTTAGAGTTCTGCTGCTAATTGGTGGTGCGATAGCTTCCTTGCTAGGCTACATCAAATATAATGGCTAGAAGAAAAAAAGCTATAGTTGGCTTAACTACAGAACTTACTGCTCAACTTCGTCTTGCAAAAGATCCTAATATACTAGTGTTTACACCCCTGGGTGGTCTTGGACCAATAGACATTGTTACTTTAAATATGACTACAGGTGAGTATAATGCTTATGATGTTAAGGCTAAAAATTATAGAAAGGTTGACAGTTATACTGCGCCAGATGGATATAAAAGAAATCTTAAAGGATCCTTTATATCTAGAGGAGCAACTAAAGAACAAAAGAAATTAAAAGTAAAAATAATATATGAATAGGAGAAACAATGCCATTTGAAATGATAACAATGCTAGGTTCTACTGTACTCGGTGGAGTAATGAGTATCTGGTCACAAAGTATAAAAGCAAAAAGAGAAGAACAAAAGATGCTTATACAAAGAGCTGAAGTTCAACAAAAAGGTTTTAAAGAAGCAAGAGAATATGAGAACAAAGGTTTCCAATGGACCAGAAGAATTATAGCATTAACTGCTGTCTTTGCGATAGTCTTGCTGCCAAAATTAATGCCAATAATATCACCAGACACTAGTGTTATTGTAGGTTATCTAGAGTTCAAACCTTCATTCTTTTTTATACCAGAAAAAGAAGTTATGAAATGGATAACATTATCGTCTAACAGTTTTGTAATCACACCATTAGATACTAATTTAGTTTCTGCAATAATTGGATTGTATTTTGGTGGATCTTTAGTAAAGAAATAATATGAGTAACGAAGCACCAACAATGTTTGTATCGCAGTATAGTAGAAAGAAACCTACTTTACTTGCGCAGCAAACAGGTAAGAAAGAAAAAGAAAAAGAAATATAAGAAGAAAAGATAATGGCAAAACAAAAGTTTACACATTTTATACCTAGAGATAAACCAAAGAAGCGTGGACCAGGAGCGCATAAGAAGTCTAAAAATAAAAATGAAAAAAGACAACAGAAACTTACAAGATACAAGGGTCAAGGAAGATGATCGATAAATTCTTATTAAAATTTTTTGGTGGTTTAGATAATTTATTTTCATGGCTTGAGACTTATTCTATAAAGTTTACTACATGGTTATGGCATTCAAGAGTTAATCTATTAAATAAAAAAAGAAAAAGAAAATGAGAGACACTAAAGTATTAGAATCTTTTAAAAAGAAAATAGAAAAAAATTTAAAAGAGATGGATCTATTTAAGTTGTTAAAGAAAGAAGTAAATCATGGTGCTAATGGTACTAAAGATTATGTAATTAAAAAAGGAATTAACAAAGGTAAGATTGCAAAATGAAACGACAACACAATACAATGTTAATAGGTTTATTAGGTACAATCCTTTTAGGATTATCTACTTATGTATTGATGACTATTGTAGAATTACAAGTTCATATTGGTATGCTTACTGAAGAAATAATGTCTGTTGATAAACAGATAGGTAGAATATATAATCACATGGATAGATTAAGCAGCAGGTAATTATGGCAATAAGAAAGACTACTAAAGGTAAGAACGCAAACTACAGACCAACAAAGTCTGGAGCTGGCATGACGGCTAAAGGTGTAAGAGCATATCGAAGAGCCAATCCTGGTAGTAAATTAAAAACTGCAGTAACAGGTAAAGTTAAACCTGGATCAAAGGCAGCTAAAAGAAGAAAATCATATTGCGCAAGATCTCTTGGTCAACTTAAAAGATCTTCTGCTAAAACAAGGAACGATCCTAACTCTAGAATAAGACAAGCTAGAAGAAGATGGAAGTGTTAGTTTGAAAAAAACCTGGAAGAAACCAAAAGTTCAATCATTAGTTTGTGGTCATTGCAAAGAGTGTGACAAACAATTAATGAGTGATGAAGGTGGATGGATAGTTACTCATAAGAAAGAATATTTTTGTCATGATGGTAAAGAAGGTTCTTGCTTTGACAACTACTGTGAGTTAAAAGTTAAACAACATAAGGAGCAACATGAAAAAAGGTTATCACAAAACAGCTACTGGTAAGATCGCAAAGAAGGGTCTTTACTATAACATCAATAAGAAAAAAAAAGCTGGCACTTCAAATTCTAAAAAGAAGTCTACAATCTCTGCGAAGGCTTACAAGAATATGAAGTCTGGATTTAAAAAGTAATTTTTCTTAACTCTTCATACTCTTCCCAAATAGTATTACCAGGGTTCCAGTATCTTCTCTTCTCCTGTTTATTACGGAGAGAGTTAATTACTGTTGTATGATCTTGATTAAATACTCTACTCATTGAAGAGATACTTACATTGTATTGTTCGTGTAAAAGATTATAGACAATGCTTCTTGCTCGAACTACATCTGAAGTTCTACCTTTACTGAATACATCGTTCTTGCTAACAGTATATCTTTCACACACTTTATCTACAAGTTTAGAAACAACTTCTATGTTTGCGTTTTTATATTTGATACCAATTTTCATTTTTATTATTGCTATCTAATATTGGTTGTCTTTGCATTAGTTCTGCTGCGTACAGAAATCCTTCCGAGAACCCTACCTCATATAATCTTTCTTCCTGGTTCGTAAGAAGGTAAAATGCTTTCTTAACCTTGTAGATAAAATGATTCTGATTTAAGTTTTTAATGTGTGTATTATAGTGTTGACTTATATTTATGGTCATAGATCCCCTACAGTTTGTGTTCGTTTTTTTCAACTATAAGTTATTATCTATTTAAAAGATAACAACTGTTCTTTTGTCTGCTCTATTTGCCAAAGTAATTTATAAGAATCTTGTTGATACTTATTTACTTTTAGCTTCGCTTCCAGGTACTTCTCGTGTTTCTTCGCTTGAAGATCCTTTAGCTTCTGCAGACGCATCTTGATGTTTTCCATCATGCTCCTTTGCTACTGTTGTAAAATCGTACTTTAAGTTATCGATTTTTACTTCTACAAACTCTCCTCTATTCGAGTTGTTTGCAGCCTTCTCTACATCATCAAAGAGTTCAATCATTTGAAAATGACACTCTCCATTGATAATTCTTTTAAATTTTGTCATACTTTTGTACCTTTTTCAACTTTTTTTTCGATCAAAAAATCTATATACTGTTTAGCTTTTTTAAGATCTTCAACACCATTTTTTAAATTATATCTTAAAACATACTTAATTATATTACCTGTACAAAAATCTAAATTATTAGAAATAATAAAATCAATAGGCTCAATCTTGTATTGAGTATAATGTTTTGGTTCTTTAATATTATCTGTCATAAGTTTGTAAGCAAGGTGGGGAAAACGGAAAGGGAAAAAAACCCCACCCTGCTTGATACCCTTTAGCCTAAGTTAAAAGGTATATTCGTTATTACCACCATCATCTGCTTTTGCAAAGCTATTATTAGTAGACTTACCTGCTCCACTTGGTGTTAAAATTATAGTCAACTCTCCTGCTTTTACTTTGCCGTCTTGATCTTTAGACGGAAAGGCAGCCTGGTTATACCACTTACCATTAATGTTTACTCCAATGGTCCAGTTCTTATCTGGATGCTTCATATTTTTTGGACCAACATATATAGGAAGTTTATCTTCTGGTGACTTCCAATCTGGGTTCTTGGTTAGGTTAATGTATATCTTGTCGGATTTATTATCCATGTTTACTCCTTGGTTATATAAACAACAATTAGTCGTCTAAAAATTGTTGCTTATTATTGTTTAGTTTGACCTCATGCTCACGAGTATGTTTCATAACTTGCTCGAATGCTTTAAGGTTATTTTTTTTAAGATACATAACTTGATCTCTAACCAAATCTTTAACTGCAGATAATTGTCTTGCAGTTGTTGTGTCAGAAATATCTTTTATTATATCTTCTACATTTACCTCATCATCAAGGTAGGTAGGTTCTTCTACAGATTGCTCTGGAGAATTTTCTTCAAATGGTTTTGCGTTATAACCATCTTCTAAATCCATTCCTGTTTTTAAATTCAACGCATTTAGGAACGCATACTTTCTACTGTATGACATTGCTTGACCTGTTCCATATTTATCTAGACCACCCATCGCAGTACATCCATCAACTATAATAAAATTTTTTGGATCATCGATGTCAGTTATCTTCATGGTACAGGTTACAATTACACATTTAGGTGTAATGTCTGTAACATAGTTACAAGTTGCATATAATCTATTTTCTAATAGAGCTGCCATTGCAACTCTTTGTACATCATCATGTAATAAAGGATTAAAAGGCATACCTTTTACCTTGCTTGCTTTCTTTACACCACTCGCATGATTACAGGCATTGTAAAGTTTTTCGTATATATTTTTCATATTTTTTTTATTTATTTGGTAAACATTAGCTTCACTACTCATATTTTTATTCCCCATAGTTTGGTTATTAGTTGTTTTTGTTCATCTGCTAGATCTTTATAATAAAAGAAATGATTAAGATCTGGTGGCTCCATCATGCTTGCTAATCTGTTGATGTTACCTTCAGAAAACATAATCATTTTTTCCCATGTTAGAATTTTATCTACCATGACATCATAAAGATGTTGTAAATGATCTGCCTTCATTAACTCATGGCTCTTATCAAAGATAACAAAATCTTTATCATTAACATATACCAGATAAGGTATCTTCTTTGTTGCCATGTAGTAGAACGAAGTTTGTGTAAGGTTTTCTATTGTAGGCTCTGAAGGTAAATCTTGAGTGATCATATTCCACTCTTCCTTACCTTTAACCTTCCTTAAATTAGGTGGTTTAGTTTTAAGTTCTATAAATTTTGTTTTAGTTTCATAATCGATACGACCAATAGTAGGTTTAATTTGACCAAACTCTTTTAGTTCTACATATCTTTCACAAACTAATTTTTCTTTTTCGACAATCTGCTGCACAACTTTTTTTGTGATTGGAATACAATCTTCTGCAAACTTAATCATAGCTTCTCTGCCGAACTTATCTTTTGCGTCAACAGGTGGCTTTTGAATTTATAATTTCTTTTTCTTGATCGAAACAAACTTTATAATCTCGATCCCATTCTGTTTCTTTAATTGTTTTTGATTTGTAAATTACATCTGCAATTTGTTTCTGGACCACATTATTAACTAGGTTACCAAAGTTAGCTTTGTATCTAAATGGAAACTTCCTTCTAACTTCTTGAGGGAAACTGTAACCAATAATATTTTTTGCAAAGGGTGTACTTGTAGATGAATAAGACCAATGATCTAATCCTTCACCACCATTAAATATTGAAAATGCTTTTTCTATTTTTTTGTTTTCCATTTTTTTTGTAGGTAATACAGGCATTTATATGTGTTGTCAACGGAAGATTTTATTTATATAACGGAGTAAAAATGACTAAAAAAAAACTACCTTATAAAAAGGTTCGAATAATTTGGGTTGATATTTGTAGCAGCTCACAATGGTATGATGATTTATCTGATGTTGATAAGTTTAGTTACTCCTGGTGTGAAGATGTTGGATTTCTATATTATAAAGATTCTAAAGTAGTAAAAATATTTACATCTTTTTCTTATGATGAAGATAAACTATCCATTGGAAATATAACTGCGTATCCTAGAGCTGTAGTTAAGAAAATTATAAAGGAAAAATGACATATTCTGGAATATTTGAAGAAACTGATTGTAAAAAAGAATTAGAAAGAGCCAAGAAATTTATTAAGAAACAAGAAAATATAATTTTTGCGCTTGAGAAAGAGATTGAAGAGAAAGAAAACGAGATAAGGATATTAAAAAATGGCTCGTGATGTATATGCTTTTAGTAATGGAAAGTATTCTGATTGGCACAGAAAATATGACGGCATTGCTTATATAGATGTTGATAGTGTCGAGTGCTGCCAATACTGTTACGAACCTTTAGCTATCATTGAGACTTGTTATGACAAAGGTCAAGAATGGAAGGCTACAACCCTCTCAAAGATCATCGCAGAACGCTTAAACATCCCTTGTTTTTTAGTATTCTATAAAGAATTGACACCAACTAGCCTAACCTTCCGTATCAAGCGTATAAAGAGCCGTAAGACAGAGTTTAGACTAATGAGTGAAGATGAATGGGTCATAATTCTACGATCCTTGCACGACCACCATAAACCAAAATGTAAATCTAAAAAAAGAAAGGATAAATAATGAATGTAAGCAGAGGATTTTTACACATAACTTATAAGCTATACCACCATTTAGATCTGGTAGACGGAGAGAGGAAGTCACATTGTTTAAATGTATTCTTATCTGTAATGAAATATGCCTGGAAAAAAAATGGCTATAAAGCTGGATTAAGGCATGAAACAATACATAAGGATACAGGTCTTTGTCGGACCACAATTAAATCGTGCCTGGAAACACTTAATAAATTAAATATTGTTAAGTCTGTTAGGGGTAGATCTGGTAAAACTTATCTTGTTAATGAGACATTTTTGCGAGCCGAGAAACTTTACGAGCCAACCCAGATAGCCGTTAAACCTACACAAGATAGCCGTTTTACGGCTACATTAGAAGAAACAATATCCATTAATAATATAGGTAAAATAGTTAAGAGTTTTGCAGGGGATACCGAGAAGATATTAGATGAATTATCTAAACTCCCCCTTGATGAATTAAAAGCAGAAACTGTTAATGTATATTTATGTAAGCAAGCAATTCAACGAAAGGAAGATAAGGAACGAGAAAGCAAAGCGACTTATGTTAATGCAGATAAAATATTGAGCGCATTGTCCAAAATAAAGAAACAAGCTAACCCAAGATACAGAGAGAAAGTTGAATACAATAAAAGAAATGGGATCAAACCATGGGAAAATAAGTAATGCCTGGAAGAGCGCAGCAGAAAGTTTTTTGCCAGGGTTTTACTAGAGCTGGATTAAGAGAAGGTAAGAAAATACCTTGTAGAATGAAAGGGTTATCCATTATCTGGTGGTAAGTTATTCAAGTGCAAGTACCATGGATTTCAAAACTACGATAAATTTAATAAAGCTAAATACACAGATGAAACAAGAATAAAACAACTATCCAAACTAATACAATTTAGGAACTATACAGATGACCAAATCAAAGAATACTATTACACAAAAACCAAACCAAGAATTGATAACAAAGGAAAGTCTATCTACCATTTGCGAAAAATTGGTAAACGGCTTAACCCTTACAGAGATACTAGAGGAAAAGCAGTATCCGTACAGCTTGGCGAAGTTTTATCACTACTTAAAAAAAAATCCAGAAGCAGAGCATAAGGTAACTGAAGCAAGAAAATTAGGTATCCAAACTCTAATAGACAAACTGTTGCAAGTTTTTAGCTATCAAGAAATTGAATCTCCACAAGAAATTTTATTTATCCGAGAGAAAACAAAGTTTATCCAATGGATTGCAGGCAAGGTATCCGATTTATATAGCGATAATAAACCTATAAAACAAAACATTGATACTAAAATGACTATATCCTGGGAAGATAATACTGATGATTTGATTGATGTATCTGGGGATATAACTGATATACCCCCAGACAATAAAGATTAATTAAAATAACCTTGTTGATATTTTTTTAAAAGAAATTGACTTAAAACTTTTTGAAATTGATGCTTATCTTTTTTACTATCTGCAAGAACTTCTATTTTTAAACCTTTTAAAATGTTTGGTTGTTTTTTCTTTGTTGTTTTTTTCTTTGGCATTGTTTTCCTTTCTATATTTTTTTAGCTATGTATTGAAATTTAGGATCATGATTTATGTTTCCATATTCCAATCGTTTTTGAAATAAAACAACTCTTTTACTTTCATAAGCACGCATAAACAAATTTGCTATATCCCTTATGGAGTAGTCATAAAATCTATCTTTTGCAAGATAACCCTCATGATAAGTTATTGATTCATTAGTTTGTGCAGTTTGTAGCCAGGCTTCGTATTTGCTTAACATTTTTTTTATCCTTATTGTTTAGTTGTTTGTTTTTATAGTGAGTGTAAATAATTCCTTTAGCACTCAAAATATTTATTAGAGTTTGTTTTTTTAACTCTTCTAAATTTTGTTGTTTCATAATTTATTTTGTATCTCCTTTAGATAATCTTCGTTTTCTTTTTGTATTTCCTGTTCTATTTCTTTTTCTCTTTTTTTCCTTTCATGGTTTCTAGCTTTATTTATTTCTTGTACTATTCTTATTTCATCTAATGTTTGATCTGGCATTATTCATTACCCCATTGTTGAGCCATTGCTTGAGCAATCCCAGACCAAAATTTAGATCTGTCTTTAGAACCTCTTGCAACATATCTATTTTTATTTTTGTTTGTATTTTTATATCTACTAGTACCACTTTCAATAAATGTTTTTACTTCTGATTTATCTATGATGTTAGTAGGTTTTAATTTTGGCAATCCTTTTAACCACAATCTAGTTTTTTTTGTGTATGGATGACCAAATTCGTATGGTTGTATTTCCTGGGAATATTTTGGTAATTCAAATATCCGAGAAGATACAGGATTTTCAATAGCAATTTTTGTACAACTATGATTATAAAATTTCATGAAAAAATCCTTTGCTACCAACCCTTTTTCGTATCTTTCCATATCCAATTTACCTTTTTCTGGATATAAACGACAGGCTCCTGCATTGGATAAATAGGTACATGGTGGATGAGCAATTATTAAATCCCAATCTTTATTTAAATGCTCTAACACATCCCCTTTAAAATGATTTCCTGGAATTTCTGTATCCAAAATATCACATGACCAGGCGTCATGACCAAGTTTTTTAAACTCTTCTCTGACAGTTCCAGAATACTCACAAGCTATTAATACTTTCATATTTTTTTTACTCTCCAATTGGTTGATTTAAAAAATTATTTAATTCATAAACTTGACTTCTAACATCATAAAATTTACGACTTAAAAAGTCTGGATGATTTCTATCCATAATTTTATGATCAATATAAACTGAATAATTAGTTGCGTGTTTTAATGGAATAAAGGATTGCGTGCCGTATTCCTTTCTGGAACCTCTTCCCAATATCCGAACCTTGTAACGATCTTTATTCACAAATTTTCTTATTGCTTTTATAAAATCCCAACCCTCTTTTGAGTTGGGTATCTTATGAAAATAATGAACGCAAGCAAACTGTTTTTGTTTTTTTGGTTGTATGTTTGTTGCGTTTTTTATCGCTTGTATTACTTCTAAATTATTCATTAAATAACCCCCAATCTTTCAATTTCTTTATATTGATTTAGAGTTATTTCTCTTTCTGAATAAACCTCTATCGCATTTTCCATAAAGTTATCCCAAAAAACATTTGTTTTTAATTCGTTCTTTTTAGATAAACCCCAAAACTTTTTGCAATATCCATACTCTGTCATTTTTTTATCAAAAATATAAGTTTCTAAATGCTCATATTCCCCAATGACACAATTGAATTTTACTAAATATTTTTTTTTCATTTTTTTTATATCCTTTCTAGATTGTTATAATTAAAACTATTATTAAAAATAATATTGTGACCGAAAAATAATATTGAGTATTACTCAAATAACCCCCCTTTCTTTTTTAAACTCTTCAAAACTTTTTGCTTTTGAGTTTATAATATCCGAATATTCTTCAACATAATATCCATGTAAATTGAAATTATATTTTTTTTTGGTTTCTGAAATATCGTGATTAATTTCTTTTATTCTTTTATCTTTCCAATTCATCCAATAACCTTTCTATCTTTTTTAATGTTTTTTTTTGTTTTAATATTAGTTTTGCCGTCTCAATATCCCTGGTGTCTTTTTTTTCTTTATCCAAACTTAAAGAGCGCAAAAAATGGTCGATGTGCATATCCCCAAATTTAATATTAATTCCTTTAGATTTTGAAAAATAATAATTACTTTCCAGGGTTTCCATTGTATCTGACGCAATCGCTCTGTTATCAATTGCGCTTTGTATTTTTACTAATTGCTTAAGTGTTGCCATTTGTTTTTTTTCCTTTCCTTATTTGGTTAGTTTTTGTTTTAATTTCTTTTTTCCGTATGTTTTAACTTTTTCAACTATGATCGATGTTGTATCTTTTTTGTAGCATAACAAACAATCTTTACATTTTTGACCCGTACAATTTTGTTGATCCTGGAAATCAGTTTCAACAACTGTATTGAAAGTTTTATCAAAATGTTTAGGGGTTTTTGTCATTATATGATTAGTCAATGGTGATGAGTAAATCAATATTAGATTTTTTGGTTTTTGGTGTGTATCAAAAAACGGCTTGATCACATCAAATCTTTTTGTCCAAAGGCTAAAATTACAATGAGGATTTTTTAAAGCAATATTAACATAATTTTCTAAATTTATTGTTGCTTGCTTTTTATCTAATGCTAATTCCCCATGAGCATTGAAACGAAAAAATGCGCTATTAATTACAGGCAATGCGTCTGGATGTAAAACTTTTGAATTTAAAAGATCTGTATTTCTTTGTAATGCAGGCGCCATATTTTTTCTAAATGTATTCAACATTTCGTGAGAATAACAAAAAGTACAAATATTTTTTGGATCTTGTTTATTATATTGTTTTTTGCAATATTCGTTTGTTGTTGTGTTTGTTGATATAGCTTGAAAACCTTCTAGCTTTCCCGTCATTTTAGATATATGTATCATTTGTTTTTTTCCTTTTTTTGTTTCCTTATTATTATTTTGATAGTCTTATTTTTTCCATGTGCGATATTGTCACAGTTGTTCTGTAACAACTTCGACAGAATATCCCATTGTTTTAATTTCCTGGATCTCTTCCCTGTCAAAAGTTCTTTTTCGCATTAATGCTAAAAATGTTTGAGCAATTTTGCATTTTGGATAAATTCGTTCAACGCCATAAACATTTTTAATTGATACTTTAATTTGCATTATTTACCCCCTTTCAAATTTTTTAAAGTGTTTAAATCATTTTCAATAAAAGTTTTTAAAGCAATCAATGTTGAATTATTTAATTGTCTTAAAACTAATCTAAAAACTGTCGCTTGATCTTCAATATTTTCAATATCATAAAATAATTTATCAATATCATTAACAACTTCTATTTTTTCGATCTGTCTTATTTTGCTTTACTTCTTTTATTAGTTTTTTTGTCATTTTTTCCTTTACTGTTTAATTTAACTTATAAGGGTAACTTAAAGATATAATTTAAAAATATAACATGACACATTGACGCATAATAATTATGGCTAGATTGTGGCGCAGCTCAATTGTTTATTGGTTTAGGAATTGGAATTAAAAATAGAGATAATTTACTATCCAAACATTAAGCAATCTTTTTTCTGTTTACGCATTATGACCAACGGATCTAAAAATTTCTGATAATTAATCGTTATCAGAAAATGCTTATTAAATAATTAACGATATATTTTTGTTATCACTAGTAATAATTTAAACTATATCCTTTTTGTCTAAAAAATGGTGTAAGTTTGTCTAAATTAAGGCACCCCTATACCCCAGGTTTTACCTGCGATGTTATACATATATATACATGGATAATTTCAACAGACACACAGACACCTAGCCAGTTATACACAAACACTTTTTTGTTTTATTTTTTTTCAAATCCACTACATATGGTATATGGCTTATCTAGACACAGACGATTTTGATTGTATTGCTTTTATAGATGAGAAAACTAATTCAGTAACAGTTAAATTTATTGGTATTCCTAATAAAGAATCTGCAAATTTGTTTATAAACTATGTCATGGTAACACTAGGTGTTGATTATCAACCACTAGATCATGGTGATAGATCCAATATGATACACTAATGAATATTAAAATACCTTACACACCAAGGAAGCATCAAGCATATTTACATAAACAAATTAACAATCATAGATGGAGTGTGCTAGTTTGCCACAGAAGGTTCGGTAAAACAGTGTGCATGATCAACCATTTAATTAAATCTGCATTAATGTGTCCACATAAGAACCCAAGATTTGCATATATTGCTCCTACATTCAAACAGGCAAAAAGCATTGCCTGGGATTACATGAAACAGTTTACTGATAAAATCCCATCAACAAAGTTCAATGAAACAGAGTTAAGAGTAGATTTGCCAAATGGTGCTAGGATTACATTACTCGGAGCAGAAAACTCTGATGGATTGAGAGGTATCTACCTGGATGGCTGCGTTATAGATGAGTACGCAAACATCGATGGAAAGCTATTTGCAGAAATAATTAGACCAGCTCTATCAGATCGTAAAGGCTACTGTGTCTTTATTGGTACACCTGCAGGAATGAACAATAACTTCTATGATCTATACCAACACGCAAATGGTGCAGAAGATTGGTTTAACTACAAAGCTAAAGCAAGTGAAACAAAGATAGTTGACCAGGAAGAGTTAGATAAAGCAAAAGAAGTTATGGGTGAGAAGAAGTACCTGCAAGAATTTGAGTGCGATTGGATAGCCAATATAGAAGGTGCAATCTATGGAGAAGAAGTATCTAAACTAGATGACAAGAAACAACTAGCTAGAGTTCCCTACGATCCTACTTTGCCTGTCTCAACTGCCTGGGATCTCGGTGTCGCAGACCACAGTAGTATTATATTTTTTCAACAAAAAGGTACGGCAGTACAGATAATAGATTATCATGAAGAAAGAGGTCATGGCTTACCTCACTATATTCAGATGCTAAACGAAAAACCTTACATCTACAAAGATCACTTTGCTCCACACGACATTGATGTACAAGAGTTCGGCAATGGCAAAACCAGAAGAGAGATTGCATATCAGTTAGGAGTTAGGTTTAAGGTAGTACCGAAGCTACCAGTAGAAGAAGGTATTCATGCAGTAACAATGTTATTGAATAGATGTTGGTTTGATACAGACCATTGCAAAAAGTTAATAGATGCGTTAAGACATTACCACAGGAAGTATGTAGACAAATCAAGAATGTTTAGATCTAAACCTGTGCATGATTGGAGTAGTCATGCTTGCGATGCGATGAGGTATCTAGCAGTAGGTTTACAAGAATTAAATACTAGACAAACTGCGCCACAAAGTGTAGCAGATAATAACTATAGGATTATATAATTATGGGTTCAATATTTAAACCAAAAATGCCAGCATTGCCACCACCACCAGCTCCTGTGGAAGCGCCAGATCCAGAACTTTCGGCAGAGGAACAAGCAAGAATTGACAAGGAACAAGCTGCAATAGAAAGAAGAAGAAGAGGTAGAAAGTCTACAATACTTACTGGACCATTAGGTATACAGGAAGATAAGGAAGAAAAACTAAAAACTTTATTAGGAGATTAATATGTTAGATAAAATTAAAAAAGCTATCAAGAAAATGAAACCTACTGCAAAGAAAGAAGAACCAAAATTTAATAACATGAATGATTTACAAAATGGTATAGCAGTAAACAGAGAATCTAAATCTGAAACTAAATCTGATACTAAATCATCTTTAACTTTCGGAAAGTAAATGGCAGGAAGAGACTATTCAACAATAGGTGCGTCATCTAATAAAAAAGAAAGCTACAGTACATCTCATGCTTTTTCTTCTGGTAATAGTGGAGCAAAAAAAACATCAACATCATTTAATGGTGGGGGTGGAACTAATAATAGAGAAAATTATAGAACTACAACTTATACAACAACAAAAGTTTCTGCTGCAACAAAAAGAAGAAATGAACTAGCATTAAAAGTTGCTAAAGAAAAAAAAGATGCTCAAGCATTTAAAGATTATTCATATCAACCACCTACAGGTTTAGCAAGATTTTCACCTCTTGCTCAAGGTTTACATATTACAGGTTTAGGTAAAAAAGGATTTGAAGTAAATAAATCTTACTATGAAAGAAATGTTATTGGAAAAGCAAAACCAGGTGGTGGATTTTATGGTGCATCTATAGATGATTATAAAGGTTATATTCAAGGAAGAGGATCTGGTACAGTTGATGCAATGGGAAGAACAATTAATAATCGTGATGAAGGTAGTGGATCATACATAGTTGAAAAAAATATTGGTGGAAGAACTTTACTAACAACAACACCAACTACTGCAGAAGTTTCACAAAGCAAAGCAGCACAAGCAGAAGATAGTATTGAATTAAAAAAAAGAAGAGTTAAAGCAAAAGGAAGATCACCAACAATCATGACAGGAGTTACTGGAGCAACTGGTGGCTTGACTTTAGGTAAACCAAGTTTATTAGGAATGTAATATGGCACAATCAGAAAAAGCAAAAATTTTATTATCAAGATTTGACAGACTAAAAACTCAAAGACAAAATTGGGAAAGTCATTGGCAAGAAGTTGCAGACTATATGCAACCAAGAAAAGCAGATGTAACAAAGTCAAGATCTAAAGGTGATAAAAGAACAGAACTTATTTTTGATGGTTCTCCATTACAATCAGTAGAATTATTATCAGCATCACTTCATGGTATGCTAACTAATCCATCAACACCTTGGTTCTCTTTAAAATTTAAAGATCAAGGAATGGAAGGAGAAGATGAAGCTAAAGCATGGTTAGAATCTGCTACTGAAGTTATGTACTCTGCATTCAATCAATCAAACTTCCAACAAGAAATTTTTGAATTGTATCATGATCTAATTACATTTGGAACTGCTGCAATGTTTATAGAAGAAGATGACGAAGATAATTTAAAATTTTCTACAAGACACATTAATGAAATTTATATTTCAGAAAATGATAAAGGAAGAATCGATACAGTATTTAGAAAGTTTAGAATATCTGCAAGAGCTGCAATACAAAAGTTTGGTAATGTATCAACTCACATTGCAGTTACAGCAAAGAAGGATCCTTACGAAGAAGTAGATATACTTCACGCAGTTTATCCTAGATCAGATTTTAATCCTGCAAAACAAGATAAAGAAAATATGCCTTTTGAATCTATTTACATGGATGCAGATAGTGGTGATGAATTATCTGTTTCTGGATTTAAAGAGTTTCCTTTTGTAGTACCTAGATACTTAAAAGCATCACACGAAATCTATGGTAGATCTCCTGCAATGACAGCTTTGCCAGATGTTAAGATGCTAAATGAAATGTCAAAAACTATAATCAAGTCTGCGCAAAAACAAGTTGATCCACCTTTACTTGTTCCAGATGATGGTTTTATGTTACCTGTAAGAACAGTACCTGGTGGTTTAAATTTTTACAGAGCAGGAACTAGAGATAGAATTGAACCTTTAAACATTGGTGCAAACAATACACTAGGTTTAAACATGGAAGAGCAAAGAAGAAACTCAATTAGAAATGCTTTCTATGTAAATCAATTAATGATGCAAGATGGTCCACAAATGACGGCAACAGAAGTTATACAAAGAAATGAAGAGAAGATGAGATTGCTTGGACCAGTTTTGGGTAGACTTCAATCTGAATTATTAAAACCATTAATCGATAGAGCATTTGCAATTTTAATGAGAAGAAATTTATTTGCACAAGCACCAGACTTTTTATCTGGTCAAGACATTGAGATTGAATATGTATCACCATTAGCTAAAGCACAAAAATCTACAGAACTTTCATCTATCATGAGAGCAATAGAAATTATGGGTAGCTTATCAAATGTTGCTCCAGTATTTGATCATATCAATATGGATAAATTAGTTAGACATCTAACTAGCATTGTTGGTGTACCTCAAAAAATATTAAAACCACAATCTGAATTAGACGCAGAAAGACAGGCGCAAGCACAACAACAAGAACAAATGCAACAGATGCAACAAGTACAACAATTAGCAGAAGCAGGAGGAAAAGTAGCACCATTAGCAAAAGCATTGCCAGAAGAAGCGCAAGCAGTAGCTAATGCAGATGTTGAGTAGTATGCAATCAGAAAAACAAATGGAAAGTTTCATAAAGAAACTAAAAGATAACTATCAATATATTTTTAACACAGACGAAGGCAAAGAAGTTTTGTCTGATTTAGAAAAAAGATGTCATTATCATTCTACCACCAATGTAAAAGGTGATAGTCATGAAAGTGCATATATGGAAGGTCAACGCAGCGTTCTTCTATTTATAAAACAAATGCTGCAAAAGGAGAATAAGAATGTCAAGTGAACAGATAACACAAACTGATGTGCCTGTAGAAGAGACAACAACTACTACAGACACTCCTCAAGTAACACAACAACCAGTTACTTCAACAACAGCAGAACAACCAACTGTTGCTAAATCTTGGAAAGAAACAATCTCGGAAGAGTTTAGAAACGATCCTAACATTTCTAAATTTACTGAAATAGATGCGCTAGCTAAAAGTTATATCAACGCAACTAGAATGATTGGTCAAGATAAAGTTGCAGTACCAAATGAAAACTCAACAGATGATCAATGGCAAGAAGTTTATGGAAAACTAGGTAGACCAGAATCTCCAGATAAATATAAACTAGAAGTACAATCTGAAACAGCTCCATTAGATGATACTGCAATAAAACAATTTGCAGAGAATGCTCATCAACTTGGTTTAAATAATAAACAAGCGCAAGGTATTCTAGAGTTCTACAAAAATTCTATGGAAGGTTCTATTCAACAAGCAAGAGTAGATACTGAAACTGCTCAAGCAAATGCAGAACAAGAACTTCGTAAAGAGTGGGGTAGATCTTATGATGAGAATATAAAAAAAGCTGGTGCTATTGCTAAAGCAAACATGAGTGAAGATATTCTTAACATGGAACTAAAAGATGGTACTCGTATTGGAGATCATCCTTCTGTGATTAAAGGTTTTGCAAGCATTGCTAATCTAATGTCAGAAGATAAATTAGTAAGTACAGAAAGTGAGAATGTTGATAGAGGTACAGATTATGAAGCCGAAATCAGTAAACTTGTTAATGATAGGGATGGTCCATATTGGAATAAGTCTCATCCAGATCATGACAAAGTAGTTCAACAAGTATTTACTTTAAGAACAATGATTAATGGATAATCAAGAAATAAGATTAGAAATACTTCGTATTGTTGTAGAGAGTGGATCAGAGAATCAAAAATCTAATCCCTTGCCAATCTGCGAAGAATATTATACATGGGTTTGTAAGGCGAGTGAAAATTCGCCTAACAAAAGAAAGACAATTCGTAAGAACCTTTCTGACAACAAGGAATAGACTTGTAGTCTAAAAGACTTTAAATCCAAGAGAAGCCAATTTTTTTGAGAACTCCTCTGATTTTGTTTAATAATAACTTAACAAATAATAGGAGACAATTATGTCAACTGAAATAACAAAAGCATTTGTAGAACAATATAGTTCAAACATACAAATGTTATCACAACAAAAAGGATCACTTTTAAGAGATAAAGTGAGACTTGAATCTGTTACAGGAAAAAATGCATTCTTCGATCAAATCGGAAGTGTAACTGCAACAGTAAGATCAACTAGACACTCTGACACTCCACAAGCAGATACTCCTCACTCAAGAAGAAGAGTTTCACTTGTTGACTATGAGTTCGCAGATTTAGTTGATGATCTAGATAAAGTAAGAATGTTAGTAGATCCAACTTCTAGCTATGCACAAGCTGCTGCTTATGCAATGGGTAGAGCAATGGATGATGCAATTATTGCTGCTGCTACAGGAGCATCTGACACAGGTGTTGCTGGTGGTACTTCTGTTGCATTACCTTCTGCTCAAAAGATTGCTGAAGCTGGAACTGCTGGTTTAACTATCGCTAAATTAAGACAAGCGAAAGAAATCATCGATCTAGCTGATGTTGATCCTTCACTAAAAAGATACATCATCGTATCTCCAAAACAGATCACAGATCTATTAGGAACTACTGAAGTAACTTCAAGTGATTTCAACACAGTAAAAGCGTTAGCATCTGGTGATGTTAATACTTTCCTAGGTTTTGATTTCTGTGTAACTAACAGACTATCAATCGCTTCAAGCAAAAGAAAATGTATCGCTTTCGTACAAGATGGTGTTGCATTAGCTGTTGGAAAAGATTCAACTGCTAGAATCGATGAAAGATCTGACAAGGGTTACGCAACTCAAGTTTACTATTCTGCTGCATTCGGTGCAACTAGAATGGAAGAAGCTAAAGTTGTAGAAATACTTGCTCACGAAGCATAATAAATAGAATTTTAGGGGGTGGAAGCGAGAGTGGAAACCCCCTAGAGTGCATGAAACAAATTAAAGATCTACAAACTGTTCTACATTTTAAAAAAGGAGATCATGTTTATAGATATGTTTTAGTAGATAGATTTAAGAATGATGGTAAAAATCATTATGGATTTGATACTAAACAAGAAAGAACGACAGAAGAAATATTCGCTTTAGAAAAAGATAGACATATAAGGCGAAAGTATATTATAAGGAAGTAATATGGCATCAGTAGTAGACATTTGTAATGGAGCATTAAACCAACTTGGTGCATCGACAATATTATCACTTACAGAAGATTCAAAAAACGCAAGACTTTGCAACGCAAGATACACACAAGTTAGAGATAGTTTATTTAGATCTCATCCCTGGAATTGTTTAATCAAAAGAGTTGAACTAGCAAGAGATACAGAAACTCCTTCATGGGGTTTTAGTTATCAATTTACTTTACCTGCAGATTGTTTGAGAGTTCTTGGAATATTAAATTACGATTATGATTTTAAAGTAGAAGGTAGAAAAATTTTAGCAAACCATGGAACAGTAAAAATTCAATATGTTTCAAGAGTAACAGATGCTAATCAATATGATGAACTATTAAGAGAAACAATTTCTGCATCACTAGCAGCAGACATTGCTTATGCAGTAACTTCATCTAATCCTACGGCTTCTAATATGTATAATTTATTTCAAGACAAATTAAGAGAAGCAAGATTTGTAGATGCTACAGAAGGTCAAAATACTAATCCAGACAATGGTCAATCAGATGTTATTGGATCTTCATCTTTTATAAACGCAAGGTACTAACCTATGGCTAGAGTTGCTGTTCAATTAACGAACTTCACAGGTGGAGAATTATCACCAAGGCTAGATGGTAGAAACGATCTACAAAAATACCCTACAGGATGTAAGACTTTAGAAAACATGATTGTCTATCCTCATGGAAGTGCAGCAAGAAGATCTGGATCACAGTTTGTAGCAGAAGTAAAAGATAGTTCTAAAGAAACAAGATTAATTCCTTTTGAGTTTAGTACAACACAAACTTATATGTTAGAGTTTGGTGAACAGTACATAAGATTTTATAAAGATAATGGTCAAATATTATCTGGTGGTTCAGCTTACGAAATATCTTCACCTTATTTAGAATCAGAATTGTTTGATATTAAATATGCACAAAGTGCTGATGTTATGTATTTATGTCACCCCAATCATCCAGTAAAAAAATTAGCTAGAACAGGTCACACATCCTGGACACTAACAAGTGTTGAATTTACGAATGGTCCATTTATGGATCACAATATTGAAACAACAACTATGACAGCATCACATACGAATGCAGGTCAAACAGGTACATTAACTTTATCATCAACTACTGGAGTTAATTCTAATCAAGGTTGGTTGTCAACTGATGTTGGAAGATTAGTTCATATGCTTGATGGTCATGTAAAAATTACAGGATACACATCAACAACTGTTGTTAATATGGAAGTCATATCAGACATATCAAATGGTTCAGCTACAACTGATTTTGCATTAGGATCTTTTTCAGACACTACTGGTTATCCTTCTTGCGTAACTTTCTTTGAACAAAGATTAGTATTTGCAGCAACCTTATCTCAACCACAAACATTATTTTTTTCAAAGTCTGGTGATTATGAAAACATGGATGATAATTATCATGGAGTTGTAGCAGATGATGATTCTATTATTTATACAATTGCATCAAACCAAGTAAACGCAATTAGATTTATGACAGCTACAAGAACTTTAATTATTGGTACTGCAGGGGGTGAGTTTGCAGTTAGTGGTGGTGGAACTGATATTGCAATAACACCTACAAACATATTAATTAAAAAACAATCTAACAATGGAGCTGCAAATGTAGATGCTCTAGCTGTTGGTAACGCAACTTTATTTTTACAAAGAGCAAGAAGAAAGTTAAGAGAATTAGCTTACAACTTTGATGTTGATGGTTATGTGGCTCCAGATCTAACTATCCTTGCCGAGCATATTTCTGAAGGTGGATTTAAACAACTATCATATCAACAAGAACCTAATCAAGTTATCTGGTGCGCAAGAAACGATGGTCAATTAGTTGGCTTAACTTATCAAAGAGAACAACAAGTAGTTGCCTGGCATAGACATATTTTTGGTGGTGTATTCGGAAGTGGTAATTCAGTTTGTGATAGTGTTGCTACAATTCCTACAGATGATTCTGAATATCAAACATGGGTTATTATAAAAAGAACAATCAATGGTGCTACAAAAAGATATGTAGAATATATTCATCAATATGACTTCGATGAAACAGATGATACTTCATTTAATTTTTTAGACTCACAATTATCTTATGATGGATCTGCAGTTACAAATATTTCTGGTCTTGCTCATCTTGAAGGTCAAACAGTTTCAGTATTAGCAGATGGCGCAACGCACCCAGATAAGGTTGTAAGTTCTGGAGCAATAGTTTTAGAGAGAGCTGCAAGTAAAGTTAAAGTTGGATTAAGTTATACATCTTTATTACAAACAATGAGAATAGATGCAGGCGCACAGAATGGTACATCACAAAGTAAGACTAAAAGAATCTATGAGATTACTGCTAGACTTTATGAAAGTATTGGTGTGGAGATTGGTCCAGATCTAGCTAACATGGAAAGAATACCTTTTAGATCTTCAGCTAACGCAATGAATAGTGGTATTAATGTATTTACTGGAGACAAAGAAATAGAATTTAGAGGAAACTATGAAACAGATGGTTTTATATTTGTTAGACAAACTCAACCTTTACCTTTGACGATATTGTCATTATATCCTAAACTTCAAACAAACGATGGATAGAATAATCAATATTGTAAAGTACAGAGGAGAGCATGGAGCATACATTATGAAACAAGAAATGAATCATATGTTAATGGATAAAGATATGGAGTTTGAAGGTAACGCAATGAATTTAGAACAAGAAAATTTAGCATTCACAGGTATGATTAATGGTAAACCTATCTTTGCTGCAGGCATGAAAATTATTTGGAATGGTGTTGCAGAAGGTTGGGTACTAGCAACTAAAGATGCTTTAGATCATCCTATAGCTGTTGCAAAAGCAATAAAGAAAGATTTTGCACGAATTGCTAAAGAAAATAATATCAATAGAGTTCAAAGTGCTGTAAGAGCAAACTATACAACAGGTTTAAAATTTGCTAAATGGTTAGGATTGGAAGAAGAAGGTTTAATGAGAAAATTTGGTTTTGATGGTTCTGATCAATATATGTATGCGAGGTTATTCTAATGGGGTGGCAAGCAGCAGTAGTTGGCGCAATAGGTGCAGCAACAGTTCAACAACAAGGTAAGATTGGAAAATTTAATCAAGCTGTTAATGAGCGTAATGCTAAAGTAGCAGAAGCAGAAGCAGTACAAATAGAAAAAAAAACTGAATTTGATATTGCTAGATTTGATGAGTCTTATCAAAAATTAGTAGGTCAAGCAGAAGTAGCTTTTGCTAGATCTGGTGTAGTTTCTGGAACAGGTACAGCATATAGAATAGCAGCAGCAAATGCTAGAGAGAAGTATATGCAAGAAAACATTATGAGATACAATTCTAAAGTTGCTCAATCTAAAAAAATTGAAGAAGCAAACTTTGCTAGAATATCTGGTCAAATGGCTAGACAACAAGCTAGGATGGCACAACTACAAACTATTGCTTCTACAGGAACAAGTTTACTTAACATGAGTAATTTTGGAACTAAACCTGTAGATCAAGGAATTAAAGTGGGAGATATGTAATGCCAAAAATACCTACATTTAGAACTGAAGCAACAATAACAGGTGAAGTTGGATCTGTTAAATCTAATATTCAAATGGGTCTTAATCAAACTATTGGAAATGTTTTAGCACCTGTAACAAAAGAAATAGTACAACATAGAGTTAAGCAAAAAGATTTTGAAAACAAAACAGAAGCATTAAGATTAGAAAATGATTTTGTTAGAGATATGCAATCAGTTTATGATCAAGCAGGTAATTTAGAAAACCAAGATCAAGCACAAAATTTAGTTAAGACTCAATCAAATATTTTAATGAAAAAATATTCTAGTCTTGCAAGTAATAGAGGAACTCAAGATTTATTTAATCAGTATGCTTTATCTGAAGTACAGAAAGGAATATTTAGAACAACTAGTGCAGTTGAAAGAAATACTTTAATTGCGTTAGATACTTTAGTTAATGAAAAAAAACAAAAGTTAATGATAACTGCCATAGATACCTGATGAAGGATTTGACTATGCAGTTTTAGGTAGTGATTTAGAAGATTTATATACAACAAACTATAAAGGTAAAGTTTCAGATGCTAGTTTTAGGTAGAATGATTGCAGGCATACCTAATGAAATAAAATTTTTAGAAGCAGAAAAAATGATCTCTAACAATCCTAGAGAAGCATTAGAGATGCTAAAAGATGAAAAAGATTTTGTTGGATTAAATTATGACTCAAGAGTACAGCTTATAGAAAAAGCTAAAAAAACTTTAGTACCTTTAATTGATTCACAATGGAGATCTCATGTTGAACAAATTAATGATGGTCAAGATGTTGAGCCTTTTGATTTAGATTTAGTTGCAGAAGTTCTTCCAGAAGAAGCTGCAAATGCAATGATACAACAAGAAACTATTTTTAGAGATACTGCAGATAATGTAAAAACTATTCATAGATCAAGTGAACAAGATGTCTTTGAAGTTGCTCAAGGTTTTATTCAAGAAGCAAAAGAAATGTATCTTTATGATAAAGCAAAAGATATTGAAAAATTTTATAATTCAATTGTAGCACAAAGATCAGAAGATATAAAAAATGATCCTGTAGAATATACTATTAGAACTAGTCCAGATATTAAAAATTTAGTACAAAAATTAGAAAGTGAACAAAATCCAGATATTGCTGCAAGTCTTTCTAAAGAAATTGCTGTTAGTATAATGGAATATCAAACTAATAATCTTGGTATTAAAAAAACTAATCAAAAAGTAATGACAAACTCTGCGTCAAAACAATTTATAACTGAATACAAGCAAGCAGCTAAAGATAAAAATATTAATTTACAAGATGCTATGCTTCAAGGTTTAGTAACAAAATATGGTAATTTAGAAGATGAAGCATTAGCACAATTAACTCTCGATGGATTGCCAACAGGAGCAAGATTTATAAGCGCAGGTTTTGCAACTCAAGAAGATAAAATGAAATTTTTAAGTCTTGATGATCCTAATATAATAAAAGATTTAAAAAAAGATTTAAAAGACAGAGATGATAGCGAGATAAGTTTTTCTAAAATGAGATCTCTTATTAGACAAGATTCAAATTTTAAAGATCTTGAAAACATAATTAAAAGAAATGTTCCTTTTGATCCTAGTGATGAAATTCCAATTATTGAAGATGTTGTTGAGTTTTTAGCAGGATATGGATCTCTTGAATTTACTAATGGTGATACAAAAACTTTTAATGCTGCTGCAAAAAAAGCAGTAGAAATGTTTACTAAAAATTTTGACATAGAAGATACTTATTATTATGAAAAAACTTTTATAGATTCTACTACAGGCAAAACAATAGTTCCTCAAAAAATACAAAGAAATAAAGACATGATGGAAATTATAAAAAATAACTATTTATCACAACTTAATTTAGCTACTTTTAGTTCTAAAAAAGAAGGTATTGCAAGTCAAGAACTTACAGAAAAAATGCAATATAATATGAGAGAACATGGAGAGTGGAGAAACTCACCAGATGGAAAAGGTTTTGTTTTTGGTATTGTATTAAGTGGAAATAGTTTTGGAATAGTTGAATATGAAAATGGAGATCCATTATATTTTCCAAAAGATCACGATGGAGATACAATTCCTGGAAGTGATATTGTTGTTGATTTAGATATTGAATCTAAAATACAAATGTCTAGAGGATACTTTGGTTATCAAGAAAAAATGAATGAAAAAGATTTTTCTCTTGGTAAAAGACCAAGTGAAATTCCAGAAGGTGCATTTGGAGAAACTATTGGTATACCAAATATGGATGCAGAAGCATCAGAAATATCACCATCAATAGATAGTTCTTTTGAAACTTACATTAAAGATGTAGAAAATAAAAAACTTAAATCTGGAAATGTAAAACATTTTAGACATAAATCTCCAGAAGGTGGATTAGATACAATAGGATTTGGACACAAACTTACTCCAGAAGAACAAGAAACTAATACAGTATATGGTTATGATTTATCTACAATAACAAAAGATAATGTTGAAGAAATATCAAATGATATTTTAAAAAAAGATTTACAAAAAACAGAACAAATTTTAATTAAAACTCATGGAGAAAAATTTATTAATTTAGACAGTAGAAGAAAACAAATGCTGATTGATTTTCAATTTAATGTAAGAAATTTTAAAAATAAAGATGTCTTTCCTCTTTTCAAAAAAGCATTATTTGCAGGTGATGAAGAAGGTATGAAAAAAGAATATAAAAGATTTTTTAAATCTAATGGTAAAACTAAATCATTAGCTAGAAATGATTTTTTTAAAAAATATTTTTTAGATAAATAATATGGCAAATTTTACATTTGGTTTAAATATAAATGAAACGGCTAAAGAGTCTGGTTATGATCAATACAAAACTTCTTTTGGTGAAGTATTAGGTGCTACTTACGAAGAGACTATAAACTTTAATCCTGCATATAGATTATATAAAAGTTATCAAATTTCAGACGCTAAAAATCAATCAGAAGAAGAAGGTATAGAGCCAGTTAGTAAACAAGAATTAAACAAAAAGTATTCAGATTTAGGTTTGTATTTTGAAAATGATGAATATCAATCTGTTGTAGATATTATGGTTGATCAAAAAAAAGAAGAAAGAGAAAGACAAAGTATATTAGAGCGTGGACCACAAGGATCATGGAATCCTTTTTCTGGTGGTTTTTATGTTGGTGCTTCAAAGTTAGCAGTAGGTATAGGGGGTAGTTTTCTTGATCCTATAAATATTGGAGCATCTTTTATTCCTGTATTTGGTCAAGCAAGATTTGCTAAACTTGTTGCACAACCTAGTATGACATTACCAAGAGCAAGAGCAATCAGAGGTGCAGTTGAAGGATCTTTTGGTGCAGCAGTTGTTGAGCCTATCGTTTATACTTCTGCAAAACAAATACAAGCAGATTATGGTATAGTAGATAGTTTTATGAATATTGGTTTTGGTACTATTCTTGGTACTGGACTTCATGTAGGTGCAGGTAAATTAAAAGATATTAGAACTGCTAGAAAGTTTCAAGAACAACTAATTAAAAATAAAAAAGATTTAGATGCTGGTACTGGTGGAGAACCAGAGTTAAATTTATACAAACAGTATTACCCAGAAAATAGTGACATTATGATGAAGCTAGAAAAAACAGATCCTAGAACTAGAGAGTTATTATTAAGCAAAGCTATAGGTGATGTTGCGCAAGACAATCCTGTAGATGTAACTGGTGTTGCTAATGCTGATGCAACTCTTCGATCTGGAACTCCTAACCCACCAGAAAAAACATCTACTACTATTAAAAAATTAGTAAGTGATGAAGTAGAATTACAAAATTTTAAACAAAAAATTATAAATAAAGATTCACAAGTATTAGAAAAAGAAACTCCAATTATGGAAGAAAGATTGCTAGCTTTAAGAAACAAACAAACAGAATCTGGTTATGATTTAAATTTTGGTGATGATATAGAGGGAGAATTAACTGTTCAAAAAACAAAAGATAATTTAGATGAATTAAAAACTAAATCAAAAGATTTAGAAAAAATTACAGCAGATTATATTAACTGTAGGAATGGTAGATAATAATGGCTAAAAATGTATGTATAACCAGAATAGAAAATTTATTAAAAGAATCATCTTTTACTGGAGTAAAAAAAGATGAAATAATGAATAGCCTTAAACAAGCTATGGCAGAAAGAAGAGTTAATCGTATAGATGAAATTAATGTAGACGCTATTGCTAAAGATGTTTCTGCACAAATAAAAGCACAAAAAGTAATAGATAGAGCAAATGCTTTAAATGATGAAATTATTGCAAGAAAAGAAATAGAATTTATTTTAGATAATTATAAAGGTGTTGAGCAAGAAGGGTTATTAGCATTATTAGTTGGATCAAGTGAAATAAGAGCAGGTGCAAGAAACTCTGTAGCTAATTTACAAGATACTGTTCAAGCTAACTTGATTAACGCATTCAAACAAAAACTTCGTAAAGAAGGATTAGAAAAATTATTTACTGATGCAGATCTTCCTACACAAAAAAGAATAGTACAAGTTATGGAAGAAGCTGGCGCACAACAAACAGATATAGAAAAAAGAGCAGGTATTAAACCACCTATTACAGAAACTAATGCAGATATAAAAAGAATAGGAATATTATTAGAAGAACACTCTGAAGCAATAAGAACTATGTTAAATGATAGAGGAGCAAATATACCTAAACTTTGGGGTTGGGTTGTTAAACATAGTCATGATCAATTCAATGTTAGAAATGCTGCCGAAACTTTAGGAATAAAATTAGATGAAGTAGAAGCAGATGTAAATATGAAAGGTAAAGATATAAACTATAATAAAAATTATAAAGCATGGAGAAACTTTGTAGAGCCAAAACTAGATCAAAGAACTTTTGATACAGTAGAAAATATAGATGAGTTTATGGCAGAAGTTTACAATTCTTTAGTTGGAAACAAGATACAAATAGCTGATGGTGTAAATGTTTTTGGTTCAAGAAGTGTAGCAAAAGCAGCTAGTGGTAAAAGGGTTTTACATTTTAAAAATGCTGGAGAGTGGTTTACTTATCATGAAAAATTTGGCAATGGTAATCTTCAAGAAACATTTCTTTCTGGTTTGATGACGGCAGGAAGAAATATTGGAATGATAGATAGACTAGGGTACTAATCCTAAAAAGAATTTTGAAAGTATTAGAGAAGCTATTTATGACAGTATGCAAGGAAGAGATAGAAGTAAGATTGCTAATTTTAATTCATTTCAAAAATACTGGAATGTAGTTGATGGATCTTTAAATACTGTAGAAAATTTTGCTCTTGCAAAATATGGAGCAATAGGAAGATTGATAGGAAACATATCAAAACTAGGTGGAGCTGCAATATCTGCTGCAACTGATTTGGGTATCTATGGATCTGAAATGAAAGATCAAGGTGGCAATACTTTATTAGGTGGAATTTCAGAAGCATTTGGTGCGCTTGCAAGAGTTAAGAATACAAAACAAAAAAAAGAAATAGCAGAAATGTTAGGATTAATGCTTGACGGAACTATTCATGATACTGCAGGAAGAAATCAAGTAGGAGATAATTTAAGTAGAAGAGGAACAGAAATACAAAGAACATTCTTTAAATTTAATTTACTTACTTGGTGGACTAATACATTAAAAGAAAATGCTATGTTGGGTATGGCTAACTATTATGCAAGACAAAAAAAACTACCCTACAATAAGTTAAATAAACAACTACAATTACTATTTGAAAAATACAATATAGACTCAAATAAATGGGATGTAATAAGAAAAACTGCCATGGAAACTGCAGATGATGGTATGGAATTTATTAATATTGGTTTGTTAGATCAAGTTTCTGATGCAGATATAAAGAAAATTACAGGTATAGAAAATTTAAGTAAAAGAGAAGCGCAAATAGAAAAACAAAAATTTAAATATTCAGTATCTGGAATGATGCTAGACAGAACTTTATTTGCAGTAATTCAACCAGATGCTAGAGTTAAAGGAATAATGACACAAGGAACTTTAGCAGGTACTCCCTTTGGGAGAAGCATTTAGATTTCTTGGTCAATTTAAAGGTTTTCCTATTGCAATTTTTAATAAAGTAATTGGTAGAGATTTAGCTTACATGAGATCTGGACCAAATCAAGATATAGGTAGAGGTGCAAAAGGTATAGCTGCAACTATAGTTACAACTGGTTTATTAGGATATGCTTCAATGACGGCAAAAGATTTTTTAAAAGGAAGAGAACCAAGAGATCCTGCTAAATGGAACACAGTTATGGCAGCTCTATTACAAGGTGGTGGTTTAGGTTTATATGGTGATGTTTTGTTTAAAGAACAAAGAGACGGATCAACTATTATTGCAGGTCTTGCTGGACCAGGAGCAACAACTGTAGCAGATTTATTGTTAGCAATTAATTATGGTATTCGTGGAGAAGGTGGTAAAGCAGGTAAAGCAGCATATAGAGCAGTAAGTAGCAATATACCTTTTATGAATTTGTTTTATATTAAGACAGTTTATGATTATTTAATAGGTTATAATATGATGGAAACTATGTCTCCAGGAGCATTAAAAAGAGTGGAAAGAAGAATGAAAAAAGAGTATAACCAAGAATATTTATTGACTAAACCATCATCAATGTTTAAAGGTTTTTAGCATATGACTATATCATCGACTACAGTAAAAAATTCCTATTCTGGAAATGGTACTTTAGATACCTTCAACTATACTTTTAAAATATTTGCAGATACAGATATTCAAGTAATTATTAGGGATGCTAATGCAACTGAAACAGTTAAGACTTTAACTACACATTATACAGTTACTGGTGCAGGATCTGGATCTGGTGGAACTATTGTATTTACAACAGGTAATATTCCAACTGCTACAGAAACTGTAGTTTTAAGAAGAGCATTACCTCAAACTCAATCTATCGATTATATCGCTAATGACGCATTCCCTGCAGAAAGTCATGAAGAAGGATTAGATAGATCTATGATGGCTATTCAACAGTTACAAGAAGAAGTTGATAGATCTATTAAGTTATCAAGAACAAACACAATGAACACTACAGAGTTTGCTATTGGTTCAACTGATAGAGCAGGAAAAATTTTTGGTTTTGATTCTAATGGAGAACTTGTTGTATCTCAAGAACTAGGAACTTTTAAAGGTGATCTGGTCTGCAGGCACAACTTATTCTGCTAGAGATATAGTTAAAGACACATCAACAAATAATATTTTTTTAGCTAACACAGCTCACACATCTTCTGGATCTCAACCTCTAACTACAAACACAGATAGTGCTAAATGGGATTTATTAGTAGACGCAGCTAGCGCAACTACGGCAAGCAATACTGCAACTACAAAAGCAGCAGAAGCATTAGCTAGTGCGAATAATGCATCAACAAGTGAAGCAAATGCGTTAAGTCATAAGAACGATGCCGAAACTGCAAAGACGGCAGCAGAGTTAGCAGAGACAAATGCAGAAACTGCACAAACTGCAGCAGAGGTTGCTCAAGCAGCAGCAGAATCTGCGTTAGATAATTTCGATGATAGATTTTTAGGTGCTAAAGCTAGTGATCCTACAGTAGATAATGATGGAGACGCATTAACAGACGGAGCATTATACTTTAATACTACGGATGATGTAATGAAAGTCTACGATTTGACTAACACTACATGGAGACAAATTCAATTAACAACTTCAGATCAAGCTAATGTAAATACTGTAGCTGCAGATTTATCTGGTTCAAACACAATAGGAACTGTTGCAGGATCTATAGCCAATGTAAACACAACTGCAACTAACATAGCGAATATAAACACAACTGCAGGAATAGATACTGAAATTTCCAATGTATCTGGAATAAGTTCTGCAATATCTGCAGTTAATTCAAATTCTGCAAATATTAATGCAGTTAATGCAAACAGTACGAATATAAATTTAGTAGCAACTAACAATACAAATGTTACGAATGTAGGTTCAAACATATCTTCAATCACAACTGCAGCAAACAATCTTGCAGACATAAACGCTTTCGCAAATATCTATCTTGGACCAAATAGTTCAGCTCCAACTGCAGATCCAGATGGAAGCGCATTAGATGTTGGTGATTTATATTTTGATTCTTCTTCACAAACCATGAAAGTTTACTCATCTAGTGGGTGGATTCCTGCTGGCTCAAGTGTGAATGGAACTTCAAGTAGGTTTACATACACAGTATCTAGTTCAACTACTACAATTACTGGAGCTGATGACAACACTAATACACTTGCTTACGATGCAGGATTTATAGATGTATATCTAAATGGTGTTAAGATGGTTAATGGTACAGATGTTACTGTAACTTCTGGAACATCTATTGTTTTTGCTAGTGCGATTGGAACTTCTGGAACTGATGTTGTAGATGTTATTGCATTTGGAACTTTCCAATTATCTAACTTTAGTATTAATGACGCAAATGATGTATCAACAGGTGGTATTTCAGATGGTCAAGTTTTAGTTTACAATAATTCTGCTGGTGCATTCCAACCAGGTAATGCAAGTTCTGCAGAGGTATATGGATTTAGTAAAAATGCTAGTGGTGAATTAATAGTAACTACTACAAATGGTGGTGTAGATGACATAAGCGATACGACTTATGCTTCATTTGATGATGTTTTATTTAGTGCTAGTGGGCTTCACTTTTAGCATAAATAATGATGGAAATTTAGTTGCAACAATTTAAAAATAAGTATAAGGAGAACACATGGCTATTGTAAATTTAGGATCTATAAAATTTAATTGGAAAGGTGCTTACGCAGGTGGTACTGCTTATGCAGTAGATGATGTTGTTTCATACAATGGATCATCTTATGTATGTACTGCTGCATCAACTGGTAACCTTCCAACAGATACAAATTTCTGGGATCAAATGAGTTCAGCAGGTACTAATGGTACTGATGGAACAGATGTAGGAACAACACTTACTACGCAAGGTGATATACTTTACAGAGATGGAAGTGGATTACAAAGACTTGGTGCAGGAACAAGTGGTCAATTACTACAAACTAATGGTTCTGGTGCAAATCCTAGTTGGGTAACTGCTGATGCAGGAAAAACTTTACAACTAACTAATGCAAAACAATCAACAAGAGTATCTTTAAGTTCTTCTGGTAGTGAAACTTCTTTAATGAGTGGTACACATACTCAAGTCAAAGCAAATACTAAATTACTTGTTCATTATAGATTTCCATTTTTCAACGATGCATCTGGTAGCAGTATGACTTATTTTACATTTGATGGTACAAAAACTACTGATGCTTGGAGTTGGGATTACAATGCAGTTAGTAGTAATACGATGACTTGGAGTGGACATTTTGTAGTTAATGCTAGTTCATCTACTGGTAGTAAAAACTGGGTTATTGGTTGGCATAGTAATGGTGCTGCAACAAATCCTGCAAATATATTTTGTCCAAACAGTAGTGATGATTCAAGATTAAATCAAACTGTTGGTGAAGTAACAATTCAAGAATTAGACTTTTAATATAGGAGAAAAATAAAATGGCAAAATTTGATACAATAGTTTCTAAAAAAGAAAACTTTCAAGGTTATACTGGTAATCCACCAAGTAATGAAACTGAATACAATGCTATGAAAGCAGATATGTTTGATGGCACAGCACCAACTTGGTCAGAAATACAAACTGAAATGGATAACTATGTAGACCCAAAATCTAGTGGCAATCAAAAGCTATTAGACTTGGGATTAACACAAGCAGAAGCAACTGCATTAACTGGTTATACACCACCTAGCGAGGATTAATCCTCATGACTAAAGCTAAAGATATAGCAACAGTTTATTCTACTGCTAACACAGCAGAAAACTTTGTTAAACTTGATAACTCTGCTAGACTTCCTGCTTTAGATGGTTCTCAATTAACAGGTGTTGCAGAAACAAAACCTACAATAACTTCTATAACTCCAGATGTTATTACTAATGCTCAAACTTCAATTACAATTACAGGAACTAATTATGTTTCAGTACCACAAGTAGAATTTTTAAATCCTTCTACTGGTATCTGGTATGTTGCAGACACAGTTACATTTAACAACTCAACTTCTTTAACAGTTCAAGCAACACTAACTGTTGATGCTCAATATAAAATTAGAATAGAAAATCCTAATGGTTTAGCCGTACTATCATCTACAAATATTTTAACTGTTTCAGATGCTCCTACTTGGACAACTGCTGCAGGTACACTAGGAACTATTGCAGGAGATTTTTCTGGAACTGTAGCTACAGTTGCTGGAACTTCAGATAGTGCAGTTACTTATTCTGAAGTAACCAATGTATTAACAAATGCTTCTCAAGCAAATTGTTCTTTAAATTCTACAACAGGTGTGATAACAACTACAGACTTTGGTGGTTCAAGCACAACTGCAACAACCTATAATTTCACACTTCGAATTACGGATGGTGAAAACCAAACAACTGATCGTAGCTTTAGTTTAACTTCTAGCTTCGGTGCAACAGGGGGTGGACAATTTAACTAATGGCTACAACATATTTAACAAGAACACCAAGTAGTACAGGTAACAGAAAAATTTTTACTATTAGTGCATGGATAAAAAGAAGTAAAACTGGAAATAATCAAAAAGTAATTACTGCTGGAACTTCTGGTACAGAGGGTGGATTACAATTTAGCACAGGAACTGGAGAAAATTGTTTAAAATTTTATGAATATGTAGGTAGTGAAGTTATTAGTATTGCACCTAATAGAATATTAAGAGATACTTCAGCTTGGTATCATGTAGTAATTGCAGTTGATACCACACAAGCTACAGCATCTAACAGAGTAAAATATTATTTAAATGGAGTGCAAGAAACATCATTTGCAACAGCTACTTATCCATCTCAAAATTATGACACTTTGTTTAATAATTCTGGTACAGCAAATACTATTGGATTTTTAATTGGTCATAGTGCTTATTTTGATGGCTACATGTCTCACATACACTTCATAGATGGAACTGCTTATGACGCATCAGCATTTGGAGAAACAGATGCAACAACTGGAGAATGGACAATTAAAACTTCTCCTAGTGTTACTTATGGAAACAATGGTTTCTTTATTTTAAAAGATGGTAATAGTGTTACAGACCAATCTGGTAATGGTAATAACTTTACAGTTGCAGGTGGTACACTTACAGATACTTTAGATTGTCCAGACAATGTTTTTGCTACATTAAATGCTTTAGTTTATTCGTCAGCAAGTAAAACTTATGGTCATGGTAATAATTCTATTACAGCATCAGATAGTGGAAATTGGTGTTCCACACAATCAACAATAGGTGCATCTTCTGGTAAATATTATTGTGAAATTAAAATAAATTCTGTTGGAAGTTATCAAGCAATAGGTGTTGCTTATCAACCTAATGTTTCAAATACTACTTCAACTCAATTAATTGGAGAACTTACTGGCTCAGCAGGTTGGAGAAATAATGGTGCTTTAGTACATGGTGGTAGCAATATTAACACTTATACAACTGGAGATATTTTAATGATTGCAATGGATTTAGATAATCAAAAATTATATTTTGGAAAAAATGGAACTTGGGAAAATAGTGGAGTGCCTACAAGTGGTTCTACTGGTACTGGTTCTTTAAAAGATTTAACTGCAAATGAATTTTATCATTTTGTAATTTGTCCAAGAGGTGGTT